ATTAAAGCTACACTTCACGGCATGTTGCTGCACAAAATCGCTCATTATTGTACCTCCTGATTTTTTAGAAATCTATCAAGAGTATTTCGGTCAACACCCAACTTCTTCGCTATTTTTCTTTTCGAGATGCCTTTTTTCAGCCACTTTGCGATTTCCTCTCTCTTCCCTGATAGTTTATATTTGGTTGGTGCGTTTTTTCGCCCTATCGGTCGCCCCAATGTTACGCCCTCCGCTTTTCTCCTAGATAACGCCTCTTGGGTTCTTTGACTAATCAAATTACGCTCTATTTCCGCTGATAATCCAAAAGCAAAGGCCAGCACTTTACTCTGAATATCATCCCCTAAGCGATAATTATCCTTAATTGTCCAGACCCGGCATTCTTTGCTCATGCAGATATTCAAAATTTCCATAATCATGAACAGATTTCTCCCTAATCGCGAAAGCTCTGAACAAATGATGAGATCGTCCTTGTTTATCTTATCCAGTAACTCTCCTAAAGCCCGTTTTTGATATGATTTGGTACCGCTTATGGTCTCCTCTATCCATCCGTCAATACTCAGTTTTTCCTTTTCGCAAAAATGGCATATTTCAAACCGCTGATTTTCAACAGTCTGCTTATCGCTGCTTACTCTAATGTATCCGTAAATCATAGAACTGTCTCTCCGATGTTGGGAAGAAACAGTCTGTGATTTATTCTTCCCAAAGCCCCTTTTCCCGGGCGGTGTTTCAAACTCTTTGAGTAGCTCCTTGCCGAAGTACTCGCGCACGAGAGCGCCCCTGTAGAAGATAGAGAAGCCGCATACCTCGCGGCGTTGGGGCGGTTTGGGGAAATGGCAGATAGCTCGCGCCGGGGGACGGAGCTGCTTGAACAAGGCGCGGAGCGCTTTCTCGGTTTCTGCCGGGGTCATGATTCCGGTGGTAGTATACCCTACCGGGGGCAGAATTGCAAGATTCTACGCCCCGGTTCAGTAGGTTTCCCGGAGGATGGCGGAGATTTCCTCCGGGGTGTGGTCGAGCATATCGAGCGTTTTGGAGAGCACCATGCGGGTAATGCCGAAGGTGTCGCAAACGTCCGTTAAGCTACGGAACTCCCCCGCGTGTAGCTTCTGCTCCAGCACGAGGGCGTTGGCCATGCGAATGGCTCGTTTTGTCGGGCGGTTGCCCATTTTCAGGGATGGCGGTTCCGGTAGGGTGAGTACGAGGCGGCTCTTGGAATTGCGGCGGAGAGCCAGCTTGATGACTTCTGTAGAGGTGGTTCGCATGGTGTTCAGGCAGAGTATTTGACGATGTTCAGCTCTTGGGCGGCGGCATTGTAGCTCACCTCCTTGTAGAGAGCTTGGAAGAGGGTTGCGAGCGCGTCATCCGGGATGTATTCCACCAGTTGCTCCACGTTGGCCAAGGCCTCGGAGATATCGCGATGCGCGAGCTGTGGCAGTCGCTCCTGTAACACGCGCATCATGGCAGGATTGCTGGCCAAGGAGGCCAGATTGGAAGCCACCGCCATCTCAATTACCTCGGCGGGGAGATTGCGCGTAGGACAGCCCTTATCCCGGTTGATGTGGTTCGGGCATTCGTAGTAGCGGTGGATTTGGCCGCGCGTCTTGGCGTAGGTCGGTTTCATGGGCAGCCCACACAAGGGACAGACCAAAATGCCCCGCAAGGGGTAGACCAGCTCCGGGTGGGATTCGCGTGGCTTGCGGGCTGCCAACAGCTCCGCAAGGGCGCGTTGGGCGGCTTCCCAATCCTTCCGGGAAACGAGAGCCTCATGCTGACCGGGGTATTCGTTCTCGCGCAGCACGATAACACCGGAGTACAGCGGGCGTTCCACCAACTGACGGATGCGAGTAGAAGACCAGGCATTGTCCTCCACCCCCTTTCGGAGCCGGGGGCGCGGAGCGTTCTCTTGGTTCAGGCGGAGAGCGAGCTCGCAGAGATCCGTGTGGGCAAGAACGCCCTCATAGATGCGGCGCACCACCTCGGCCTCGGCGGGCTCTGTGACAAGCATGCGCTGCTCTCCAAGACGGTAACCGAAAGGCGGGCGGCCACCAATCCAGAGCCCCTGAGCCGCGCGGGCTGCGGCCTTGTCCTTGATGCGGTCGCGAATCATGCAGCGTTCAAACTCTGCGAACGAAGACAGGAAATGGAGGCACAGACGCCCCATCGGCGTGCCGGAATCGAAGTTCTGCGTGACCAGCACCAGCGAGACGCCCATTTCCTCCAGCTCGAACATCAGGTTGGCAAAGTCTCGGATAGAACGGGAGATGCGGTCGAGCTTGTAGCAGACCACCACATCCACACGCTTGGCGCGGATGTCCGCCAGCAAGGCCTGCACCCCGGGACGTTCCATGGTGGCACCGGAGATGGCGACATCCTGATAGATGCCGCAGGTGGCCGTTTGAGCGAGCACCCAGCCATCAGCGGCGTGGTTCTCAACGTACTGGATGCAGCTGTCTATTTGAGCATCAATGGAGGTATAGTTCTGCTCCATGCCCATGTTTGTCGATTTTCGGACATACACGGCACAGCGGCGGAGCGGAACCGGGGCGGGAATGTGTTTGGAATTACGCATTGGGACGGGGGAAGATGGTTGTTGTGGTTGAGAAGAAGCGGCGACCGGACACCTTATACCCGGTGATGGCCTTGGCTACCGGGGTAAGCGAGCTGTACACGGTTCCGGCGTAGCTGAAACGCCCCTTGCCGAGGCTGTAGACGGTGTGCTCTGTGCCGTTGTACAGCTTGCGCATGTAGGCACCGGAAACCTCCATAGCGGCGAACGTGTCGTCCTTTTCCTCTTCCGGGGGCGAAGGCAGAACCACCGTTTCTTTGATGAGAGTGAGCCCGGCGCGTTTGAGTGAGGGAGCGCGTTCCCGGAGCTGCGTCAGGTCTGCCAGTTCCTCGGCCTTGCGGAGCTCGGAAACCGCCAGCCCGCCATAGCAGAGCGTGTACAGTCTCCATTTGATTCGGCGGCGCAGCAGCGCATAGTTACGCGTATAGGGGCGAGTCCCCCAGACGCGAGCCCACTCGTCATGTAGTTCCGGGATGGACATAGCCGACAAGGCTGCAACACGGCTCTGCATTTCCTCCTCGGTGATTTTTTGCGGGGCGGTCAGGGCGCCCTCCCCGGTAGGGAGGGCATTCGTTCCATTGATTCGGTTCTTTACGGTTCGGAGCATGCGGGGGATTCCTTTCTTTTCGGTTTACTCATTCTCGGACTCGATTTCCTCGGCGGCGGGAGCCTCTGCAACGGCTTCCACCGGGGCGGCGGCATCCAGACGCTTTCCGGCGCATCCGAAGAACTTGCGACCGGAGATGTTCTTGGCTCCGGTTATGGTTCGGGCGGCATGCGTCAGGGAGTTGAAGTGCGTCTGTTCCGTACCCTCGATGTCGCAGTCCATATCCACGGAGCCGTCAGCATTCACAAAGGCCGTGTAGATTTTGCCCTTGTAGATTTTCTGCAGCTTTGTCCCGGATTCCGGGAGGGCTGTGAAGCGAGCCATTACAGCGGCTCGGATGGAGGCCATTCCGGCTTCCGACAGAGCCCCACGGCGGGCGGGCTTCTTCTCTTCCTCAGCCGGGGCGGTCTCGGCCTCGGGCTCCGGGGATTCAGCAGGAGTTTCCCCAGCGGCGGGCGTTTCCTCTTCAACGGGGGCAGCCTCTTCCTCCACCGGGGCGGCTTCGTCACCAAGGCAGATTCCGAACTCGGCGCGGAGGAAATCCAGCCCGGCGCGGTCGAAGTGAATCACGAGCACCTTTCCGGTTTCGGTTTCCGTCAGCTCGGTGTGCAGGAAGCTCTTCTTCTTCAACCCGGTCAGGATTCCGTTCTCCTTTTTGGAAAGCGGCTCAGTCATTGCGAAGTCGGCCTTGCCCTCAGCGGTTTGGAGACTTGCATTGGCGAGCTTCTGGAGGAGTTCAGCTGCGGCGGCGGATACGGCGATTGTGTTCTTTGCGTTGTCGTTCATTTTAAGTCGGTTAGGCTTGTTGTTTGAGCCCGGAACGAATGTTACTCTCGTTACTATATGCCCAGCAAGTCTTTTTTTTAGAGCTTAAACCGCTCTTTTTCAAAAGTTTATATTAGCTATGTGCTTTTGAAGTAAAAAAATTTTAGGCAAGCCCCTTTTTGGGGAGCGGTTACCCCTTGCGGTGGTGTTTTTTGAGCTTAGCGGTGACGGATGGCTGGATGTTTACGGTCTGGTTGATGGTGCGGTTTTCGCTCTTGTAGAAGTCAATCACGCGAGAGCAAAGGGCTGAAACGAGGATATCGGCGGCGCGTTCTATGCGCTCCGGGTACGTCTGGATGTGCGATTTGTAAGCCATGGTAAGTGGAAAGCCGTTGTTCAGGCTAACCGGGAAACGTACTCCGGCGCGGTAGAGAAAAGCAAGCCTAAAAAAGCCGTTCTTATCGGATTTTTCGGGCTTTATGACAGGTTTTGGCGAGGGCTGCTACCTGTGCCGTCTGCTGCTCCTGGTTCACATGAATCTCGCCCTTGTAGGACTTCAGCACGAGGGAAACTATTGCCGGGACAAGGATGTCGGCGGCGGTCTCCAATCGCTGAGGGTATGAAGCTGTAGAGAAATCGGACATGGCCGGGAGATTCCTTCCTATGGCCGACCTGCCACCCGAAAGCAGCAGGCCGACCCGGTTAGGCGTTATCAGCCGAGGGTACGCAGGAACTCCACAAAGTCAGGCGTATTACGCCCAACATTACGAAGAACCGGGACAACAAACGAGTTGCGGGCTACCTTCTCGCGCTTGGTCGTCAGCTCCCATTTGCCATGGAACAGACCATCACGCAGGGAGAACTTAGAAGCAGTCAGGATGTTACGCCCGGCTCGCTTAAAGGCCACGCCACGAAGCGTCCAAACGGCCATGCCATAGGACTCGCCTTTGTATTCCAACGGGAACGCGTAGTCCAGCCCGGCAGGTGCCTTGAACACAATGTGAACATGGAGAACCGGATTGTAGGTTGGCTTCTGGTTGCCCACCCACTCTACGGTTCCGCCTGCGGCCTTGACCTCCTCCAGCGTATCGAATACCTGAGGGCGTTCGCCGGAATCGTAATCGAGAGCTTCGACAAACTGCTTGCGAGCACGCAGCACGGTAACCTCAATCGGAGTATTCCCGTCAGAGAGCTCTACCTCCTTGTTGTACGTAACCGCTCCCGGGGTGAAGAGATCGGCAAGCTCGCCTACGTTCTGGACGAGATTCAGGCGGGGAATAACGATATCATCCGCATCAATCTCACCGCTGACGGAGCCGAGCCCCGGCATCTCAGTTGCGGCAAGCTGAGTGGTGTCGGCGGGGCTGATAACCTCGGAGGGCTGAACCTCCGAGCCAGTAATGCTGTATGGTTTGATTTTACCCATTTTCTTGTATCGTGTTTGTGTTGTTGTTGAATCAGGAGCGCTTCAGTATGTTGCTGGGGGCTCCAGAGGAGAGCACTCCGTCCTCCGAGAGACGGGAGAGAAGTTCCTCCTTGCTTTTCTGCTTTTGCCCACGAGGGGCATCCTCAGAAAACTTGCTTGTCAGAGAATCGATGCTGACGCTGCCGCAGCATGCGATAAAGTCCTCCGGGCTAATCTTGTCGCGGACAGCTCCATAGGCGGCAAGAGCATCGGAGATAGAGCGGCGACCAGCTCGGGAGACGAGCTTAAAGCCGGGGATTTCCTGACCATTCAAAGCCATGCTCAGAGCGTGATAGTTCACGGAATCAATCCACTCTTTGAGCACCTTGGCGCAGTCGAGGCAATGAGCCATCATGCGAGGGTCGAGGATGTTGGAGGGATGCAATTCCTCGGGGATTGCTAGCCCCGCATAGCGGGAAGCTATGGGCAGCGCAACATTGCGCAATGCCTTGCAGGTAGCCTGCTTGCGGCAGTAGCAACATTGCAAGCCGGGATTCTCCTCCTTGTTGCGGGCATTAGCCTTGCGTATGATGGTCTGAATGCGCAGCTTCATTCGCTCCACATCGGCTCGCGTATAGGTATGGGTTGAGATGAATTGGCGGCGGGGCTGCACAAAATGCACGGTAAGCTCTACCAGATTCGGGAACTTCTCGAATGCCCCCAAGCCGTAAGAGCAGCCTTGAGCATTGGTGCTGGCGTCCTCGACTTTTCCTTGGCCAAACTTCCAGTCCATGAGGATGCCGATTTGCCCGGACGAATCGATGGCTACGAAGTCAGCCGTTCCGAAAGTGAGCCCCCCGGCAATGGAGAGCTTAATCTCCCGGTAGACCGTGGGATTATTCAGCTTAGCCAGCTCCCCATCTCGGTAGTCGCGGCAGAGGCCACAGATAAAGGCCTGGTCTTCGGTCAGTTTGGAGAAATCATCCGTCTCCATTGCAGCGTGCAACAGAGTCCCCTCTTCTGATGCAGCATTGCTGCCGCTCTTGCCATAAAAGGCCGGACAAATCTCCTTGTAGCCAAGAGATGACGGCGCGTGTCTAGCGTGTTTTTGAGTATTGTTTGTTTTCATATTGATTATTGAATGGGAAAAGGTTGCATGTCTCCATCATTCAGGAGGTCGATTTGAGCGAGCTTAGCCGCGCAGATTTTCGCGGTATGTTCCTCGCAGGTTCCGGCGGCAAAGCATATTTTCTGAATGCTGGCAGCTCCGCCCGCGCGGTGAACACGGCCTAAGGCTTGCCGGAGGTCAGCGGCGGAAAACGTGGGGCTGATGATACTCAGGCGCGAACGCTGCCCCTCCGGGTCGTGCAAGCTGACACCTACGCCTCCGGCCTGTATGTTGGCAATCACCACATGGATTTCATTGCGCTGGAAGCGGTCAATCACCTGCTGGCGTTCCGCCGGGGATTGTCCGCCCCGGATAACGTGCGGGCAGTCGAGCTGCTCCATCAGAGCCTCAATCGTTGCGGAGAAATTAACCAGGAGCACCACGCTTTGCCCCTCTTCCAATGCCGCCCGGGTCATTTCTACCATGGCCGGAACCTTGTAGAGCTCGATGGCTTGGCGGGCGCGGAGAATGAGCGTCAGGTGGCTGGGTTTCTTGGAACCAAGTTCAGCCGCCACGGCCTGAAGCTGCTCCCTGTTGCCGGATTGCTCTGCGTGGCGCAACTCATTGCGGAGGCGGTCGTACTCCCGCTGGATGGCCTTAGCCTTGCCTGTGTCGATAACTTCAGCCGTAACAACGGAGGATGGAAAATCCGGTATCTCCGAAATTCGCATTCGGCTGCCTCGCGCCGGGAAGATGTCGTTGTGGAGCTTGCGGAGCGCTTCTTTGCCCCCGGTGAATTCCATGCCGAAGAAACCCTGCGTTACGCCATTGCGCCGAGCCCATGTCCAGAAATTCCAGAGCTGGTGGAGCCCAAGAGCGTAACCGAGCGCATACATCTCCAAGGGGGAGTTGGCAGCAGTCGCGGAACAAAGGATGAGGCGGTAGTGTTGGGTGCGTGCGGCAATGAGCAGCTTCGCGTTCAGACTGGTGCGGGATTTGCACCGCTGGCACTCATCAAAGATAATGGTGGTGTCCTGTGGGAGATTCCAGATAAAGCCTTTGCCGGATTTGCGGCATTCCGGGAACTTACCCCTACGGAGAGATTCGTAGTTGGTGATGAGAATAGGCTTGATGCCGAATCCCTCACTCACCTTAGCCCAGCTCGGCACGGTAGCCTTGTTGGTCACGATGAGGCATGGGCTGCCTATATCGGCAACACAAAAGCAACCGATATAGGTTTTGCCCGTTCCCGGGTCGGAGGCATCGAGAGCCGCCCGACCGGGGCTGGTGAGAGCGCGTTTGAGGTTTTCTGCGTGACTTATCTGGTATGGAAGGAGGTTCAGCATTGTTGATGTCGGTGTTCACATAAGCAATGGCAGCGAAAATCGAAAATCAGAAAAAAAGCGGAAGAATTTCTGCAATTTCCTGCAATTTTTTCTTCATTTCGTAATCCGACATCCCGAGTTGGCGGCAAACCTCCGCGCGGGAAACTGCCTTTTTCTCCTGCTCCATAAAGGATTGGCAGATGAGGCAGACATCCGGCGGGGCTATTTTCAGGTACTCATCAATGGCTCCTTTAAGTGGATGCTCCTGCTGGTAGATTTCCGCGCAGCTTTCCAATTTCTCGGCGGCGTTGTACCACTCGACCAAAGAGGCGAGCTCACGCATCAGTCGGCGGCGATTAACCTCCGTGCGGCGGTAGTCGTTAATCTTGAAAAGGAACACCCGGAAGAGGATGTTGGAGATGTCTTCCTCGGGCAACCCCATGAGATTGTGCTCAATGATATGGTGAACGCCCACAAGCAACATATCGTTGTAGTAGTCATCGCTGAGGTATTTTGCGTGGATGTTCGGGTCTTTCAGGAATGCGCCTGTTGCTCGGCGGGCTGCGTGTTCAATGGCGGGCTTATGAGTATCGAAAACGACCTCAACGTCAATTATTTGTGTGTATGTTTTCATGATGGAGAATGAGCGGCAACTCAAGCTCCATCAAGGGAGAAGTCAAAAAGAGGACGGCAGTCAGCTGAGACATGTGGGCATAAAAATAGCCGCCGGGGACGCAGATGAACTGCAATCCTCAGCGGCCTGCCCTTGATAGGTGCTCAGCTTGGCTGCCGAATTGGTGTTAAATCTTCGTTATACGAAAAAAGGCTGTAGTGGGTGGGAGCATTACGCACCCAAACGCGAGGTGTTATTCTTTCCTCGTGATATATAGGTAATCGTCCGATTCCATAAGGAAAGCAAAAGCCTCACCATGCTGAAAAATGATTTCAATAGTCCCCTTTTCAAGGGGTAAGTTATTCAGCATCCAATATATCGCGCGTTGGTTGATGGAGTATTGCCCGGTATCCGGAACATCTCCGAAATAGGGAAGTTCATTTGTGCCATAATTCCAACGAGTTCGGCGACGTGGGTGATAATAATCCGGCTGGCCTCCGGACACCTTATAGGCAAGTGAGCCAAAGCCGAAGAAGTTCATCAACCCCAAGACATTAACTGCTTGCGGGTTTTTCACATTATCCACGCAAACGTTTGCATAGAAATCGCGGATTTGCGAGGACGGAATGGAGTCATAGCATTTAGGCATGAACTCACGATAGACAGAGTGACCACTCACTATCTGCCCGGGAATCAGCGAGCCGAAAGAGCCCGCTTGAAGGAGTGCCATAACACGGAGGGCCTCTTCACGCACCTCGGCTAAGCATTGGAGAATGAGTATATTTTGTTTCATAAACCTCTAATTCTTTGTTACGTACTTTGTCGAGTTCTTCGCTGTCGGTGAAAATAGAAAAGGGAAACCTCCCAACACTTCGGGCTTTGGTTCCCGAGAGTGCCGGATTGTTTCCCTGAAAATTAGCGGCACTCTCGGCAAATAATGCCGAAGGCTGCCGCCTGCTTCTTTTCTGCCACCACCTGCGCGGCAGCATTCAAATTCACAAATGCCAATGCGACTGCTGCGACCATAGCGGACACAGTAAGGGCATTGGATCGAACAGTTACAGCAGATATCGGCGCAATAGCAAACTCAACAGGTTCAGAAGATTTCCAAACCCCGCCGATACGGTGCTTTGCCGTCCACGAGAAACTCGCGGGCGCTTCCTCAATGGTCTGTGACGAAAGGTCGGACATATCGGATGCAAAAGCAGGAGGGCAGCTTAGCACTTTTCCTGACGTTGTACAAGCCGAAAAATCGAAAAAAATCAGGAATTAAAATGGGGATTTTTGTAATACCTTGATAGTCCGAGCTTCCCTAAAATATCCCCGTGAAAAATTTATTTTTTGCAGATTTTTTTCTGATTTTTGATTTTCGCTGCCATTGCTTAGCAGAGACGGAACACGTCCGACAACAATCATGAACATTCACTCACACTTCTTAAAGAAAGCCGCAGCAATCACTTGCGGCATCCCACTACTGGAGCGGAAGCTGCAAGGGTGGAAGACGCTCAGCGAGAGCTATGTCCAATCCGCCCCGGGGGAGCATCCCGAGGTGGAAAAGATTCTCCGCGAGGCTCTCCCGGTAGCTGAGGAAGCCTTGCTGCTGAGTCGCTGCGTAGCTGCCATTGTTCCCTATGCCGATACTCACACGCTCGCGGCGATGATTCGCTATGCCTCCGCCCGATGTCACCAGCTGGAGCTCCTCGCCCATGCGACCCGCGAGGCCATTAAAGCGGAAACTGCCCCGGCACCGAGCCACTGCCTGCCACAGGAGCTGGCCGATAGCGATGTGGTGCGGTATTGGAAAAAGCGAGCTCAGACACTTCTCTCCTCAATTTCAATCACGATTTACAGAAAGGAGAGCGAATGAATGAGCTGGCATTGTTCTCAGGAGCGGGCGGAGGGATTCTCGCTTCAAGACTACTTGGATTCCGTACCATCGGCGCGGTGGAAATTGCACCATACCCACGGGAAGTCCTGCTGCAACGCCAGCGGGACGGAATCTTGCCGGAGTTCCCGATTTGGGACGACATACGCGACTTCTATGCCGCACCATGGCTCGGATGCATTGACGTTGTCTCAGGGGGATTTCCCTGTCAGGACATCAGTGCGGCCGGCAAAGGAGCCGGGCTTTCCGGCGAACGCTCCGGCTTATGGTACGATATGTGGCGAGTTGTTCGCGAAGTACGACCGACATTCGCATTCGTGGAAAACAGTCCCTTGCTTGCTACCCGAGGACTCAAGCGAATACTCGGGGAAATGGCCGAAAGCGGGTATGATGCTGCATGGATGGTGCTGGGAGCAGCCCACGTTGGGGCTCCGCACTTGCGGCAACGCCTCTGGATTCTCGCCGTGGATTCCCAACGGCTACACCTTTTTTCACACCCCGACAACGAATGGGCTCGATGGCGGCAGCAACAGCCGAAGAGCTTTGCGACAACGTCTGCTTCCGACACCGAAGAGCCACGATGCCAACGAGACTGCATGTGCAAGCAACCTCAACCGGAAATCCCCGGGATTGGGGACGCTGGCAGCAGCGGGTGTACTTGGTCGCCGTGGCAGACTGAATCCGGCATTTGTCGAGTGGCTGATGGGCTGGCCAATCGGGTGGACCGCATTAAATCCCTTGGAAATGGACAAGTTCCACTTGTGGCGGCAACTGCATTCATACGCCTTTATGACCAACTTCAACAATACATTCAACTACAACTCTCCCCCACACAATGAACAACCTTGATGAAAATCAAAAAGTGTACAGCATCGACTTCGAGACATACTACGACAAGCGCGTCTCGGTGACGACTCTGGGGCTGTACCACTATCTTCGCCACCCGGATTGTGAAATCTACATGGTGGCTGTATATAGCAAGGAAGCGGGTTTCTCCTACGTGGGGGAACCCGCCGCTATGGATTGGAACCGCCTGCATGGTCAAATCTGCGTGGGGCACAACGTGCGCTTTGACCGCGCGTGTTTCCTCCGCTTGCAGGAGCTGGGCATCATTCCGGCGGGCATTGTGCCGCGCTGGGAATGCACGGCTGATTTGGTAAGTGCGCTCAGCTATGGGCGCAGCCTGAAAGCGGCAGTTGAGGGAATGTACAACATCCGGCTTTCCAAGGACACTCGCGATAATATGCTGGGCGTGACTTGGAAACAGGCTAAGGAGAGAGGAATGGCCGAGGAACTGGCCTCCTATTGCTTAAAAGATGCCTACTATTCCTATTACATCCGGAAGCAACTCTCTCCCCTGTGGAGTGACAAGGAGCGCAGGCTCTCAGCCCTGACACGCGATATGTGCGACTACGGACTTCATATCGACCTGGCACTTGTTGAGGCCGGACGACAGACCTTGCTGCAGGTGATGGATGCCGCTATTGAGAAGATTCCGTGGGCTGATGGTTATAAGCCAGTCCTCTCCCCCAAGCACCTGAAAGAAGAGTGTATTAAGGCGGGGATTCATCCCCCGGCTTCCTTGGCTCAGGATTCCGAGGACTGCGCCCGGTGGGAGGAACAATACGGAGCCCGGTTCCCGTGGGTGGCCGCCATGCGAGACTACCGCAAGGCCAACACGCTCTACAAGAAACTGGAGACGTTGCATAGCCGCATCCGCCCGGATGGTTCGTTTGCCTATGGGCTCAAGTACTTTGGCGCTCACACAGGCCGCTGGAGCGGGGATGCCGGATTCAATATCCAGAACCTCCCGCGCGTCCCGATGTTCGGAGTCGACCTGCGCCGCATGATTACGGCTCGCCCCGGGCATGGACTGATTATGTCCGACCTGTCCTCGATTGAGCAGCGCGTGCTCGGCTGGCTTTCCGGCGATAATGCCATGATGGATATTCTGGCAACGGGCGTTTCGCCATACGATGCTCATGCCAGAGTGACAATGGGATATGCCGATCCGGAGCCGCTGAAACAGAAGAATCCCGACCTGTATAGGCTGGCCAAAGCTCGCGTGCTTGGGCTTGGTTACGGAGCCGGGGCTACCGTCTTCGTGCAGTTGGCCAAGAGCTTGGCCGGGCTGGATATCACGCTCCAACAGGCGCAGAAAATCGTGGCAGATTTCCGGGCAAGCAATCGCCTTATCACGAATCTTTGGGCGACCCTCGAACGCGCCATGTCCGCGAGTGTGGGCAAGGATTTCTCGCTGCCCCTGCCATCCGGGCGCAAGCTTTACTATCGCCAAGTGGCCGTCACGCCCAAGGGGCTATCAGCCTTGGTACAGGGCAAGCGCGTTAGCTTCTTTGGCGGTAAACTGGCAGAGAATTTGACATCTGCCGTAGCACGGGACGTGTTGGGAGAAATCCTGCTCAATCTCGATGCCGCCGGGTACCGGGTCGTTATGCACATTCATGACGAGGTCGTGGTGGAAGTCCCGCTGGAGCGCTTAGACCGCGCGGCAAAGGAGGTGCACAGCATCATGACCACTCCTCCCGATTGGCTGGCCGGGTTACCGCTGGCCGCTGAAACAACAACCTCACCGTTTTACACCAAATGAGCCAGATTGATTGGAATGAAGTCCGCGAGTATTATCTCTCCTGCCGTAGCTATAAGATGGTCGGGGAGCGTTTTGGCCTTACTATCGCGCAGGTAAAGAACCGTGCAATACGCGGCAAATGGAAATCTGATACCTCTGAGGTATCAGTCTCCGGCAAGGTTGATACCTCAAAGGTATCAAATCCTCTTGCTCGTGATACCTCCGGGGTATCAAATCCTGCTACCTGTGATGCCTCTGGGGTATCAAATCAGGTAGAGCGTGATACCTCTGATACCTCAAAAGTCCCCTCAGAGGTATCAAAATCTGTCCCCTCTGAACACTCGCCCGCGAACATCTCCGCCGCTTTCCCCGGGCTGGTGTTCCCGATGCTCCCGAATGCCGTCTCTCAGGAGATCTCCACCGGGCAGCCTTGGGCGGCTCAGGTTATTCCTCACGACAAGCTCCAGGATAAGGCGGCATATCGAGCCTACATCACGAATGCCTCCACCCGGGATTGCCTGTTCTCCGGCATCCGGGGGCTGGTACCGACTGCCCGCGTCTCCCGAGAAAACATCCCGGCGGTGTGGGTAGCCATCGTGGCTGACTACGACAAGGTGATGACACCTGCCGAACGCGCCAAAAAGACCGCCAAATTGTCCGTTAAGCCGACATTTGTGGCCGAATCCTACTCCGGCGGCACCCATGCCGTGTGGGTACTCGCCAAGCCTATTCCGTTGATGCCGAATCCCGAAATGGTGCGGGCTCTCCAGAAGATTGTCGCCCGCGAGCTTCGCCTCAACAATGCCTACGGAGCCATTGACCTCAAAGCATTTGCCAACCCGGCACAGTATTACCATGCTGGCTGGGACTGGCAGCTTGTCGACCCTACACCGATTCCCGAAGAAACGACCATGCTCTGGTTCCAAAAGGCTCTTAAGAAGAGCAATTTCAGCAGTCAGGGCGTGGCCATCCCGCTGGAGCGCGTGCGGGCTGAAATGGAAGCCAAGTTCCCCGGTCGTTGGAAGGGGGATTTCGTGCTCGGGGCGCGTGGCGTTCGCTTCTGGGACGCTATGGCAGATTGCCAGACCGCCGCCATCGTGACCGAGACGGGCATGGTCTGCTTCACCGGGGGATTCCCGTTCCGCTCGTGGGAGGATATCTTCGGGCATGAGTTCATTGCCCGGTATCATGCCGACACGATTGGCAAAGCTCTGTGTGATTGCTACTTCATCAACAACAGCTTCTATGTCCGCACCGAATTGATTGCCGATGACGGCTCCGTGCAGCCATGGTGGCAGAACCTGAACCGCCAGAACTTCGAGACCTACGCGGCGGTCAGCTACGGCCTGAGCAGTAAGGCTCTGGTAGAGGGGGAACCCAGTCCGCTCAAGGAGTTTGTGGGAGAAGTAGTACGCTCTCATACGCTCCCAGCGGCCTGTCCGTTTATCTACCGCAAGGAGACGGTGGTTAAGGTAAAGGGCGAGCCCCGCCTGAATACCAGCTTCTTACGTGTCCATGAGCCGGATTTGACCAAGGGCAAGAGCTGGGGCGATGGATTCCCGTGGATAGCCGCCTTTATGGAGCGTCTGTTCCCGGATATCATTCAGCGTGAGCACTTCATGGCCGCTTGGGCGTATGCCTACCGCAATGCCTATCACGGCACTCCCAAGAATGGCCATACTATCTTCATTGCCGGTGGTGTGGGCAGTGGTAAGAACTTCCTGAGCGAATGCCTCTACGGCATCAGCATGGGTGGCTACACCGATGCCAGCGACTATGTGCTCGGGCTGACCCGCTTCAACGATAATCTGATGTCCTGTGGCGTTTGGACGCTCAATGATACCGTGGCTAAGGGCGATTCCCGCGAGCGAAATATCTTCGTCAAGACGCTCAAAAAGATGTCTGCTAACCAGTTGCATGTATTTGAGGGTAAGTTCAAAAAGGCCGCCGAAATCTTCTGGCAGGGACGCATCATTGTCACGCTCAACACCGACCCGGATTCGCTGCAGTTGCTGCCGTCCATCGAGGTGTCCAACCGCGATAAAATCAGTTTCTTTAAGACCTCCGATGAGCCGATGAAAGAAGCCAATGGAGTAGCCAAGGCAAATGCCGAAATGGGCGCTCTGTGCTCGTTCCTGCTCAACTGGGAGTTTCCGGAGCATTGCGTGGGCGATTCCCGCTGGGGCGTGAAGAATTACCTGCATGCTGACCTGCTGGCTGAGGCTACGGATTCCGGTTCAACCTCCTCGTTCCGCGAGATTCTAACGCTCTACGTTAAGGGCTGCTTTGAGGCTGATAAACGGATCGAATCGCTGGAGGGCTCTGCTACATGGTTCCTCCAGCAAATGCTGATGACTGATGGCGTGAATGAGATGCTGCGTGGCGAGGTCAATGCCCACAGTTTCGGCAAGCGTTTGAGTGCCTTGGCTAGTGCCGGGGATTTCCCCCTCGAATACAGGCGCAAGACTAAGGAGCGGGTTTGGTGCATTAACCGCGAGGACTTTCAGGCATACCTTGAAAGTCCGATTCAGGAAGGAGAGCTCGATGATTTTTGCCCGTTCTAAGGCTTTTTCTGCTATGACATTTGGGATAAACATGACAGGTGCAAAACCACATGTCACGCCCAAATGTCATACCTCTAACTTCTCTAATCTTAACCTTTTACACTTCACTATGACATTTATGACATTTGATTGTGCAAAATTAGCAAATAAGGAAATAATGGGTATGTGTAATGTGTGTGTATATAAAATTGAATTTGATTTTATATATATAGGGGGGAATAAAAAACGCCAAATGACATGTCATAGTGTCACGAAGTGTCACACTCCGGCATTTACCCTCACCGGAAAGGAGGTGGCGTATGAGCCGTGACGATTACGCCAAGCGCGAGGCTGCCCGGAATGAATCCTACCGCAAAGCCTATCGCTCCGCCGACTTCAAAGCATGGGTGAAGTCTCTCACCCCGGAGCAGCGATTACACGCGGAAAAGCTCGGTCTGTTGGCTCCCCGCATTGACGGAGCTTCGGTTCAGCCGGGAGTAGAAGATTTGCCCCCGGTGCATACACCGAAAACGGATGGCGGCTTCGAGGGGCTTATCGATGGTAAGACCAGGCTGCAAGACCTCTATGCTTCTCTGGATGAGTACCACCGCCGGATGCTTCATTCGTTCATTTGCCGCAAGGGGCGTCCGAGGCTCCAATGGTCATGCCTGAGCTACCTGTGCGGGAACGGTACCTGTGCCAAACACGCCCGCCAGCTTGGTATGAGCAAGCAGGCCTTTCATTACCATGTCCGCTGTGTGCAGAAGCTACTCGGTTTGCCCCCGTTGGGAAACCAGAAGAGTGAAGCAGCCCGCGAGAAATATCGCCTGATGAACAGCCGCCGCAAGAAAGTCCAAGATTGATTTTTGACACGATTCCATTGGTATCATGGAATCATCAGAAATCGACACCTCAATGGAAACTCCCGCCACAGTCCCCGCGCAGCCCGATTTTAGATGTCGCGACGTCGCGACGTCTAACCTGACGGCTGTTGTCGCAACCGGGATTGATGGCATCCGATTTACCCCGCTCGGGCTCCAGCTTGAGACGGAGGAAATCAGCTCCGAGAATTATAACAACCTGTTCCGCTCGGTTCTGTCGCTGAGCAAGTCCTGCAACTGGCTGCTGGGTGACACGCTTCTGCTGGGCGAACGCACATGGGGCAACCGCTACGTTGACAGCAAGTATGAGGAGGCCGAAAAGGCCACCGGCATGTCCCGCAGCACGCTCCGCGATATTGTGATGGTTTGCCGCGCTTACCCGCACGAAACCCGCCACCCCGAGCTGTCCTTCAGCCACCACCGCGAGGCCGCCGCGCTAGGTGAAGATTTTACATCCCGCGACAACATTCTTACTCAAGCCGCTAAGGAGAAGCAATCTGTCCGAGATTTCCGCAAGGTTGTTCGCCAGCATCAGGCTGAAACCATGACCGAGGAGGAGAAGAGAGACATCCTGCCCAATGATGACCGCCCGTTCGGCCACATCAATCTCCCTACCAAGGAGGAAGCAGAAGCCGCGCTCCCCATTGCCTACGAACTCGACAAGGTCTTGCTCTGGCTCTCCAAGAATCCCCCGGAGAAGCTGACCGAGCATCACCGCGCGGAACTGAAACTGCGCCTAGTTCAGCTTGTGGAGTATGCACGTACTCTGGAAGATTTTGACGAGTCCCTTAATGTATGAACAAGAGCGTTTTAACTGCAAGCAGCAATCCGCGTGGAGTCCTGAGTATGGGGTCTCTGTATAGGAGAAGGCTTCCGCTGGCTCTCGATACTTTCTTCCTCCCTCCTTGCTTAAGCAAATAGCGCAAGCAGCATTTTTTTCACTTCCCACTTTTTAACAGTCCCCGCTGGCAGAAAATCACAAACTCCCAATCTGCTTGTCAGCAGGGAAAAAAGAAGCAGATAGGGTAATGGAGAATGAGTAGTTCCGGGCGGGAAATGCGGTCAGTATTTCCCGCCCGGCTTTTCCCACAGTTCTTCCTGTTTTTTCCTTAGCAATAAGACGTAACGCGCCATGGCTTTTTTGTAACCAGGCGAGTAATTTTGTTCTACTATGCATACAAGTCGAAATCAATCCTCTGCTGGCGGCGGTTCTTATGAACCAGCCGAAATGCTCCTTCGTGAACTGGCCGGAGATGTCCGCCATATCTGCATCATGATGGGGGTGAAGAAGTTTTACCCCCTCGACCCGGTGCCTGATAAACACCTCGGAGGCGTGGCGTTCCGGTATTCCCGGAAGCTGGTTAAGAACAAGAGTAACCTCGTCCGCATTTACGCTCTGCCCAACGGGCTCAGGCGTATGGAATGGCTGCACATGGGCGAGTTTGCAAGCCTAAGCTTGGTCGAGAGCGAGGACAACATCGCCCCTGACCGAATGGAAGAAGTGTGGTGGAATCATACCGCCTGTGCCGTTCGTCCCCCGTGGATTCTCGACTGCTTCAAGCAGAAGTTCCAGTTGGGCAGAACACTAATGACTCCCGCCGCGCAAGACACCTTTACGGAGCAAGAGCTGCACAAATGCCTGACCCGCCATAGCTCCGGTGATTGGGGCGATATCTGTGATGAGGATAAACGCTCGAATGATAATGCCCTGAAGTATGGCAGCCGACTCCTCTCCGTATACAGGTTTGACGATGGCCGCGTGCTCTGGATTATCACGGAAGCGGAGGGCGATAACGGGCAGCGGGCAGCCACCACGATGCTGTTGCCGGATGAGTATTAAAAAACTTTGAATCAAAAGCTCCTATAAACTAAAGACAAACAGCTTACATCTAAAAAACTTGGCTTTTTAGGATTGCTTTTTAGGGCAACGGAGAGTAATTTTCTGCCACATACAAACCTAAACCTCTTAACCGCAATGGATTACCTGTACAAGTTCGAAGTAATGGAGCGCGTGTCTCGCCCCGCAGAAGAAGAAATGCAGCTGCGAATCAGCGTTCTGATTGGTGAAACCTACCTCGTAGAAGTGACCCGGGAACGCTGGATTCACCGCAAGGGCTCCAACTGCTTCACCCCGGTTCACCGTACCCGCCAACTCGCTCGGACAATATGTGGGGACGAATGGTTCCTGCAAGACATCCTGTTCGACCTCTTCGAGGGGAACATGGAATCCGCTACTATCCAAGATGCTCACTCCCGAAAAAACGACGATGAACAGTTCTGATATTCATTTCATATTTCGTGAGCGAATCCGCGCCCGCTATCTTGCCCGGCTTGCAGACTACCGGGCAGCCCGGGCGATGAATGCCTCCCCGGAAACAGTCCGGACTCAGGCCTGCCTCCTGTCAGCCGCCGCGAGGTCGATGCAGAGTATTGGGGAACCTGTCGATTCTGCAACCGTAAGAGAGGCGCGAGAGCTGTGGCAAGAGTACAAGTAAAAAACCTTGAAACAAAAGCTCCTATAAACTAAAAGCAAACGGCTTACATTAAAAAAACTTTGCTTTTTAGGATTGCTTTTTGGCATAACGGAGAGTAAATTTCCGTCACACACAAGCCTAAACCTCTTACAGACAATGACACACGAAGAATTGCAATACCGCGCCGGATTTGACCTCGCTTCCTTTTTTGCCGCTCTGGATTCGTTCACCGAGGCTATGGAATACCTCCGCAAATACGACCGGAAGAAGGCTGTCCGAAAAGCCGCTATAGACCTGATGTCCGCCCGGGTTGCTGAGATTGGCGGCTACGCGTTATCGCGGCTCGAAAATGAAAAGGACGATAAAGACTCTTTCCGTGAGAGCTTTCTCGATTCTGCTCAATTTACCGCTCGGAACCTGCTGCATCAATACGCTAAGATATCTGCTTACCAAATTCCGGTAGACCCGGCCATTATCGAAGAAGCTCAATCCATCCTGTAAAATCCTTTTGACACCGGGCATCTGGTATGCCCGGCACAATTTCTCAGGAAGCCGCCGACAAAATCCTGTCGGCGGATTTTGCTAACATCGTCCAGAAGGTAAAATCCGGTAAGCCGCTCTCGACAGCCGAACGCGCCCGCGTGCAGGCTCAGGCCGCCGGAAGTACCGAGACTCTGGCCGTAGCCAATACCGTTGTCGAATTGGCCGCCGCGCTAGGCGTAACCCGCCGAACCATCAACAATTGGCGCAAAATCCCCGGAGCCCCGGAACCGGCATCCAACGGGAGCCACAATGTGTCGGCTTGGCGTGATTTTGTCCGCGCCAACTCCCTCAAGGGCGGAGAGGATTCCGTAGGAGCCCGCACGGATGCCCTGAAGGCTCGCAAACTACTGGCCGAAGTAGAAGAACGCGAGCTCCGCGTGGCCGTGAAAAAGGGAGAGTATCTTCCTACCGAAGAAGTCCGCCGTAGCTGGCTGGTGCTGGTAGGTAAAGCAATCTCCCTCATGCGAGCGAAGTTTGAGAACGAACTGCCGCCCATCATGAGCGGACTGGATGCCCAAGGCATACGCGAAGAAGCCAGCCGTGCCATCGATGAAATCTGCAGCATCCTGCACACCGGAGAAAGGGGGACTTCCGAATGAGCTCAGTATTAGAAGACCGATTTATCCGGCTCTGGGAACTGCTGGGCGGAGCCCCCTTGGAACGCGAATACCGCTTCTACCCACCGCGCCGATGGAAAGCTGATTTCGCACACCTGCCAAGCCGTACCCTCATCGAGATTGAGGGCGGCGTATGGAGCCACGGGCGGCATACGTCTCCCAAAGGCTTTCTCAACGATGCCGAGAAGTATCTGACCGCCACCTTAGCCGGGTGGAGCGTGCTGCGCCTGACAGCCCCGCAACTGGAGCCCGACATCATCCGGCAAATCATTCGCTATGTTCATGAACGAGAAGCTAATCAGCATTTGGCGTGAGGCTTGGAGACCTCCCGACCGTCAACCAGTATGGCAATGGGCGGAGGAGCATATTCACTCCATCCCCTATAGCCCCATGCCCGGGCGTTTCCGTATCGAAAACTCCTTCATGATTCGGGATGTCATGGAGGCCATTGTTGACCCGCGCGTGCGATTGGTGAGCATCATTGCCTCGGTGCAGAGCAGCAAGACTACCGCTCCGGAAATTGCTCTCTGTTACATCATAGCCAACCTCCCGGGACCAACTCTATGGCTAGACCAAACGGATGACGATGCCAAAGACCAAAGCGAAGGACGCTTGCAGAAGATTTTCGATGAATGCCCGCCTGTCCGAGCCCTGTACCCGGCAGACCGCAACAAGAAGCGTAATACCACCATCCACTTTGCCAACGGTATGACCCTCTGGATGGCCGGGGCTCACAATAAAAGCAATCTGCAACGCCGCTCCATCCGCTGGCTGATAGGAGACGAGACTTGGAGATGGCCTGTTGGCCACATGGCAGAGGCGGAGGCTCGCGTGACAGCATTCGGTTGGCTGGGCAAGTGCATCTTCCTCAGCCAAGGCGGCTTTGAGGGGGATGATACTCACCGCAAGCATGAAACCACCGACCAGCGGGAATGGCAGTTCCGTTGCCCCTATTGCGGCACCGAGCAGCCCTATCTCTGGCGTAACATCCGGTGGCCGAAAGACTGCCAGTCCGAGGACGGAGAGTACAATTACCGCCGGATTCGGGAATGCACCGTGATGGCCTGTGCCGAATGCGGGCATGAGTTCGAGGACGCGGACGAAACCCGCCGCCGCCTGAATGCGGATGCCCGCTTTGTCCCGCTTAATCCTCGGGCGGCTAAGGAAAATGTAGGCTTCCATTGGAACGCGCTTGCCACCATGAGCTGGGGGCAACTCGCGGAGCTGTATTTACGCGCCAAAACAGCCTCTAAAAAAGGCGATGAATCCTTGCTCCAGCAGTTTTACCAGAAGCGTCTCGGTCTACCCTGGAACGAGTTCACGGAGGATTTTTCAATCGAGCAGAGCTTGTCTGAGTACCTTATGGATGAGCATTGGGAGGAAGAAGCCGATATTAATGGTGTTCCGGTTCGCATCATGACCGTGGACGTGCAGAAAGGACACTTCTATGCCGTCATCCGGGCGTGGAGTTCTGTCGGTGCATCCCGCATGATTCATTGCGAGAAGCTCTTTTCGTGGGAAGCTCTGAGAGCACTACAGCAGGCTCAGGGCGTGAATGATAGCCTCGTCTTTCTGGATGCCGGGTATGCCACCTACGATGTGTATGCCAAATGTGCTGAGTTCGGTTGGTATGCTCTGATGGGCGACCGCCGGAGCACGTTCTCGCACCGAGGTAAGAACGGCAAGATGGTACAGCGGTATTACTCCCCCAAGCGTAAGGTTAGCGTAGGGCGCGACCGCTCCGCCATCATGTTCTACTGGAGTAACCTGAATATCAAGGACGCACTCGCCCGGCTCCGAAAGAACTCAGAGGGTGCGGTATGGGAAGTCCCCAAAGATGCCCCGCCGGATTATCTCGATATGCTCGATAGTGAGCACCGTACCTTTGAGCGCGGCCATTGGATATGGAAGCAGGTTCGTAACCGCGCCAACCATTACTTTGACTGCGAAGCTATGCAGGTAGCCGTGGCTACCATGCTCAAGCTCGTTGGTCAGGAAAGCGTTACCGCCCCCGAACCTCAACACGCCCCCTAAAGGGGGGTGTTGGTGTCCGCGCGTGAATTTCGCGCCTGTGTTGTGTACGCGAATTCCCAACAACGAATCCCTAAAGGGAATCGTTGTTGAGGGGTGAACCGGCAGATCTCCCGCCGCCAAACCGCCAAAAAGGCATCCAAAGGGGGAGGATTTCCCACCGGGTGGAGCCGTTGCCCCTTTTGGACAGGTTCCTCCCCTTGTTTCGACCAACGGAGGGTGTTTTGGGAAAAACGGAAGGAACCGGGGCATTTTGACACCGCTTTTTGGGTATGGATACACAAGTTTTTTGCTCACACACAGAGATGGTTGACATCGAAAAGCTGGTTGGCAACCCGCGCAACCCCAATAGGCATCCCCAGAATCAGATTGAGCTGCTGGCCAAAATCATCAAAGCTCAGGGATGGCGCAATCCCATCGTAGTCAGCAAGCGTTCCGGTTTCGTGGTGAAAGGCCATGGCCGACTGGCAGCAGCCCGACTGCTGGGGCTGGAGCTCGTACCTGTGGACTACCAGGAGTATGAGAACGAGGCCTGCGAGTATGCCGATATGGTGGCAGATAATCGCATTGCAGAGCTGGCAGAGCTGGATGAAGATGCGCTCAAGGGGATTCTCGAAGAACTACAGGGAGCCATTGACCTCGATATCACCGGGTTTACTGCAGCCGATATTGACCGCATGCTCGAAGAGGGACAGGCCAACAACGCCACCCCGGATGAACAGGAAGACGGCCTCGGAGATACCGAGGGCATTACCGCTGAGAACCAGTACGGAGTTATCATCGTTTGTTCCAACGAGGCTGAACAGGAGAAAACATACAACACGCTCACCGAGATGGGCTATACCTGCAAGGTTGTTGCCGTATGAAGATTGCCGTCCATAATCGAGTCTCTGACTTCAACAGCTACCGAGCCGCCCGCGTAAAAAGCCTCTTCAATGCGGAGAGCGGCTGCAACTTCGATTTGGAGGTGGATGCCGACCTCTCCGGCAATTGGAATATCGGAGTAGTAGTAGGGCCTTCAGGTTCCGGTAAGACTTCCATCGGCAAGGTCATCTTTGGCGAGAACCGCATCCATGATTACACTCAGGGCTGGAATCCGGATAAGCCGATAGTTGATTGCATCAGCCCGGATGGAGACTTCAACGAAGTAACCGGGGCATTGGCGAGCGTAGGGCTGGGCGATGTTCCGGCTTGGCTGCGACCGTTCCATGTTCTCTCCAACGGAGAGCAGTTCCGCGCCGGGTTGGCTCGCATCCTTTGCGAAAAGCCTCAGCGTATCGTCATTGATGAGTTTACTTCTGTCATTGACCGTCAGATTGCCCGCATCGGTTCATTAGCCTTTGCTAAGAGCTGGCGGCGCGGCAATCCCGCCGGAAAGGTTGTTCTTCTTACCCCTCATTACGATGTGCTCGACTGGCTCCAGCCCGACTGGGTGCTGGACACCAAGACCGGGCATTTCGCGAGGGGGTGTCTTCGGCAACGGCCAACCATCGAGCTTGAAATTGTCAAGGCGGACGCCAGTTATTGGAAGTACTTTAAGCCGCATTACTATCTGAATCTCCCCATGCCCCCGGCAGCAGAGTATTTTATCGGGCTGGTAGATGGTGAACTGGCCTGCCATTTGTCCGTAGCTCCGTTCTTTACCGCTCCCGGCTACCGGGCAACGCGCCTCGTTACCATGCCGGAATGGCAAGGTGCCGGGGTGGGCATGCGCTTCCTCAACTGGGTATGCCAGTACCATCTGGACGGACGCGGGCGGTGCGGGCGTCACCTGCCTACCTACTTCCACACAAGCCACCCGCAGTTGGTACGCGCCTTGCGCCGCTCCCCGCTATGGATTCAGGTGTCTGCCAGACTCCATGGCGACAACAAAGCACGTAGCCGCAAATCCATGCGCCAATCCCACAATGAAGCTATCCAATCCGGCAAAATTGCACCGGGCACCCCTCAGGCCATGGACGGCTCCGGCTATGGCGGGCATTTCCGAGCCGTTCAGGGATTCAAATACATCGGAGTTATCCCCAAATGAAAATCTTTCTCACAGGTCAGCGTAGCTTTGGCAAAGCTGTCTTTCTCGCTCTGCGTGAGGACGGCCACGATATCGTAGGTGTTGCCCCGGCTCCTCCCGGGCAATACTACGACAAGCTTCATGCCATAGCTTTACGTTACAAGGTTCCTGTAGTATGTGATGCCACCCGACTGACATCCGCACATATTCCGGAGGGAACCGACCTCATTATTTCTGCCCATTCGCATTGGTTTGTGTCCGACAAAGCCGTTGAAAAGGCTCGGCTGGGTGCGATTGGCTACCACCCCTCATTGCTCCCCCGTCACCGGGGGCGCGATGCGGTGCGGTGGACGATAGCCTGTGGCGATGCCGTAACAGGTGGAAGCGTCTACCGCCTCAGCCCGGTTGTTGATGGCGGCTCCATCCTGATGCAACGGATTCAATTTGTCGACCGCTCTTGGAATCACCATGAGCTCTGGAAGCACCTGTTCCCGCAGGGGGTGCAGATGCTCCGGGAAACGGTCAACAGGCTCAGCCATGGCTACATTGAGGGCGAGCCTCAAGACGAACGCTTTGCCACGTGGGAGCCGACCTTTGATGCGACTGCCCGCTTATTCCGTCCCGAACTTTTACAATTACCTCAGTAATATGCACACAGTAACAAATCCCCCGGTTTATTGCTCCCATACGGAGATGGTTGATATCGAGCGGTTGGTACCCAATCCCCGAAATCCCAACACGCATCCCCGGCGGCAAATTGAGCTGCTGGCAAAAATCATCCGCTCTCAGGGGTGGAGAAATCCCGTAGTCGTTTCCAAACGCTCCGGCTTCGTAGTGAAAGGTCATGGCCGACTGGCAGCGGCTCAACATCTGGGCTGCTCTCAGGTTCCGGTTGATTATCAGGAATACGAAAGCGAGGCCTCCGAATGGGCAGACATGATTGCCGATAACCGCATTGCCGAGCTTGCCGTAGCCGATGAGGACGAGCTCAAGGCTCTTATCTCCGAACTGAACGGCCAGATTGACCTCGACCTGACCGGGTTCTCGGATTCCGCTCTGGAGGACTTGCTGGCCGAACCTCAGGAAGTAACCGAGGAGGAGGAGGCCGAAAAGGTGAAGATGCAGAAGCTCGAACTGACCGGACGCATGGAACGCGCCAAGTATGTGTTCTGGGCGTTCTCCGGCGGACGCGATTCCACCCGCGCCCTGATTGCCACATGGGAGGTCTTTGCCGCTACCGGGAAGCATTGCGAGGTTATCTACATCGAGAACACCTGCGAATTTCCCGACCTGATTATGCACATTCGGCGTGTCTGCAATATGCTGGGTGCGCACCTGACGACCGTTCACCCGGACAAGACCTATCTGACCGAGTATTACGAGAAAGGCAAGAGCCCGGACAGCCTGTATATGGACTGCGTGGAAACGCTCATTAACAAGCCGATGGATAAGTACATCTCCAGCGTAGTAGGCAATGAGGATTACATCCTGGTTCGCGGTGGCCAGCCCAAGCAGAAAACGAGCCGCTCCGGCACGGCTGAGTTGCAGGAAATCAAATCTAAGCCCAACATGATTATCTACAATCCTTGTTTTACCATGACCAAGGAACAGCTGGAGGCCAAGATTCCGGAGTGGCCGGGCTATGCAGCCGGATTCAAGCGTACTGCTTGCTGGTGCTGCCCGTTCCAATGCGCCGAGCAATATGACGCTTTGCGGGAAAACTACCCATTGCTTTTTGCCGAAATGCGGAGTATAATGGGTTCAATCCGCGTTAAGTCTTATGGGATTAAGTCGTATGACGACAAGTTCCGCTACTGGGAGAAATACGGAGTAAAGATTACATGGGACAGGAACAAAAAGAAGCCGGTTGCCGTGTCCTCGTCAGCGCATGCCTCCTCGGAGAACGATGCCGATGGCACGGAGGAATCCACGATTCCGCAGCAGCCCGCAAACTGATAGCCGGATGCCCTTATTTTACAGCCTGCCCGGAAATGCTGGGCGGGCTGCCTTGTCCCCGGCCTCCGGCAAAACGCATCCATGACCGCGTGTATGAAACATGCGCCGAGAAATCGGAGCGCAAACACGTCACCGGGGCAGACGTTACGGATGCCTTTGAGCTGGGGGCTGAACGGACGCTCGCTATCTGCCGCCGCTATGGAATCCGCAAGGCTATCCTTGCAAAATGGTCTCCCTCTTGCGATGCGAGCGGCATTACCGGGAAACTGCTCCGGGAGAACGGGATTGAGGTTATCAATGTTTTTTGACATGCCCGGGAGGGTATGTTTACGTACATTCTCAATCGACTGAAGGAGCGCTCCACGTGGCTGGGGCTCATCGCTTTTGCAACCTCCTGCGGGGCTAGTATTGCCACGGAGCTGACCGAGTCTATCATCACGGTTGGCGTGGCTCTGGCAGGTCTGGTTGGCGTAGTAACCAAGGACAAGGAGAAAGACAATGGCTGATTCCCTTGCCGATATCAAGAAAGACCGCAAGTTCTGGCAGCGCATGTTGCGCTTTGCCGGGTACTACGATGGAGCCATTGATGGCATTCTGGGTACAAAGAGCAAAGCGGCTGCAGCGGCATGGGATGAGGATGCGCAGCGCATCAAGGAAGTCTACGGCACCTTTGACGAACGCACCGAGCGCAACATCTCCACGCTGATTCCTCAGGCTCAGCGAGCCGCCCGCGTCTGGTGCGCGGAGGCTGTTCGCGTAGCCAAGGAGAGCGGATTTGATGTCCGCATCATCTGTGGCACCCGCACCTACAAGGAGCAGGACGCGCTCTATGCCAAACGCCCCCGCGTCACTAAGGCTCGCGGAGGTCAGAGTATGCACAACTTCGGCTTAGCGTGGGACTTCGGCGTATTTCAGGGCAAGACCTACTTTGGCGACAGCCCTATGTATGCCGTGCTCGGCAAGCTCTACAAGTTGGTTCCCTCAGTAGAATGGGGCGGCACTTGGAAGAGCTTTGTCGACCAGCCCCACCTGCAGCTCAACAAGTACCCCAATACCGCCGCTGCCCGCGCGGCCTTTGAATCCTGATTCCCATGGCTGCCAAAGGACTATTCGTGCGCGGATTTACCGCCGATGAGGTCAAGACCATTCAGGCCAAGGCCAAAACTCTTCTTCTGGAGGGCAAAACCATCATGTCATGGAATGATGGCGGCGGTACTTCCGTCACCAAGCAAATGGTGATGCCCGTTTCCGAGATTCTGGAGGAGTGCGCCTATGCTCTCCGCCGACTGGAACCGACATCAGCATCCCCCAACACCGGAGCCCATGACGCTCCGGGCTCTTTTGTTTCCTACCGTCTCCCGCAATGAACGCTTTCCAACGCTTTGCCGCCCGGTTATTCTTCGGCATCAATTCCACCTACGAAGCCGCCAACCGCTCCCCGCGCCGGGCGCAGGTTCCCGGTTCCGCGCCCCGTGATGCCACGCTCGACCTGACTCCCGGGGTGCGCTCTGAACTGGTACGCCGCTCCCGCTATCTCGCCCGTAACTCCGGCTTCATCCGGGAGATCGTAAGCAGCATGGCTCTTTATTCCGTGGGTGACGGTCTCAAGCCTCAGGCGGAGAGCGTGGACAGCGCATGGAACCGCCAAGCGGAATCCTACTTCAATCGCTGGAGCCGCCATGCTGAACTGACCGGGCGTTTCAACCTGACGCAATGCGAGCATCTGGTATGCAGGGCAGTCGATACGGATGGCGAGATTTTCATCCACAAGGTCATGTACCAAGGCTCGCCCCGGGTGCAGTTGATTGAGGCTCATCGCATCGGTGATATGTCGGATGCCGATAACCTCATTGACGGAGTGAAGCTGGATGCCAACGGAAGGCCGCTTTCGTACCGTCTCTTGAAGGATGATGGCACATACAGCGACCTCCCGGCGGAGCACATTCTGCATATCTTTGACCCGGACGCACCCTCGCAGGTACGCGGATGCCCGAGCCTGCAACACTCCATCAATCATATCATTGATGAAATGGAGCTGTTGGCTCTGGAGAAGCATGCCGTGAAGGATAATGCCGACATTACCCGTGTTCTCACCACCGCCCGAGATGATGCGGACGATGGGGATTTCCGCTTAGGAGCAGCCGCCCAGCAGGAAGCCTCCGACACCGGATGGCTCCAGCGTATTCTGGGAGGCAAGCTCGTCAAGATTCAGCCGGGAGAGGATATCAAACCCTTTGAAAGCTCCCGCCCGAGCCCGACATTTACCGGATTCCTGGAGCACTTGCGGCGCGATTCCGCTCTCGGTATGTTACCCTTTGAGTTTGCTGCAGATTCCTCCAAACTTGCTGGCTCCGGCGTACGCCTGACCGTAGCCAAAGCCGACCGCCGATTCTCCTACCGTCAGACCTTGCTGATTGACCGCATGTTGCGCCCCCTCTGGCTCTGGGTGATTGGTCATGCCATCAGTATTGGCAAACTGGAAGCCGTGGAGAACTGGACAGAGGTCAATTTTACCACGCCCCGCCGCGTTACTGTGGATGCCGGGCGCGAGGCTATGCAGAACCGAGCAGACGTGGAAGCCGGGCTCAAAACTCTCACCGACCACTTTGCCGAGCTGGGTATGGATATCCACGAAGAGGTGGAGAACCGAGCCCGGGAAATGAAGCTCATTGCAGAAACGGCCAAGAAATACGGCATTGAGCCGCAACTTCTTTTTGCCTACTTCAAGAATGTGCAGCCGTCCGTTCCTGCGCAGCAGAATGAACCTAAACCGGAAGATTTTATTGCCACATGATTACACGCATTACCACCGAGCGCATCTGGCTGTTGGAGCCGGAGGCCTATTACCAGCTCGCCGCTATTCCGTTCCCGGGAACGCTGCCTGAATCCCCCCGCTCAGAGGCAGAGATTCAGGTGCAGCAGACCGGAGCTCTAGCTACCGTACCTATCCACGGAACCATGTTCCGCTCTCTCCCGGAATCCTCATCACGCCTACTGAACGCCTTGGGTGTTGAGTACACTGAGACGGAAAAAGTCGCCAAGACCCTCCAAAAACTGGAGACCGACCCGTCTGTACAGGTTGTACTGCTCGACATCGATTCCTCCGGCGGAACGGTCAACGGGACTCCGGAATTGGCCAATGCGGTACGCCACCTCAGCAAACACAAGTTCGTCTACGCCTATTCCGCCGGGCTGGCGTGTTCTGCAGCCTACTGGGTGGCCAGTCAATGCGATGGCATCTACGCGGCTCCCTCCGCGCGTGTCGGCAGCGTGGGCGTGATTCTCCCTGTGGTAGACAGCAAGGAAGCCTACGCACAAAAAGGACTCCACATGGACGTATTCGCGGCGGGTAAGTACAAGAGCACAGGCATGAGCGGCACCTCTCTTTCCGAGGAGCAACGCGAGCTCTTGCAGCAGCAGGTGGAAAGCACTTGGGCAGACTTCAAGACCGCTGTCACGCGCCGCCGCCGAACCATTGCCCCCGAGCATCTGGAGGGGCAGACCTTTACAGGAACGCAGGCAAGAGACTTCGGCTTAGTCGATGCCTGTGCCGATAACCTCGAAGCCGTGCAGCGCAAATTGATTGCCCGCCACGGATAGCAACTTCTCACATCCAAAGCGAGTGAGTTATCCAGTCCTTGTGAGTAAAACCTACCTCCCAAGCTATTTTCTCCATAGGAGCCTCGGAAAAGAGAGATTCGACTCGTTCTTTCCAATGACTCTCTGGGGCAATTTGTTGCAGTATAATACGGCAGGCTACCAAAACAACGGCTGTGCAATCAGAAGATCGGAACAAAGCGGGCTGAGTAGTATGAACCCATCCGGAATCATCATTGGGGTCGGATAAATAGCTCCAGTCAGACCTGTCCGGTTTCTTTAGAATAGGATTCAGCTTGCTTCCCTGGCTCTTCTGAACCCATTTCTTATTCCACATTCGTCCTTGGTGTGCGCATTCGTTACGGACTTGATGCAGCAACGATATTACGGATACAAAAAAGCTCTTAGATGCAAATCCCATTGAGATTGCAAGTTTTTCAGTATCATCATCTTTCAAGCCAACTGAAATAAGAGTGTTAAGATTGCCGAAAGTCGCAAATTCTAGGAACACCCATATTGGCAGGTATTTGGCATGTACTATCTTTTTGTTTTGATAGTGTAAAGCACTTTCTCCTTTACTTATATTGTACGCCCCGTTTACTTTTTCCATCATTTCCTCGAAAAGGGAACACTTGAGGCGACCACTCTTGTCTTTTCGTCGCTGCTTGAAGTTTCTTGCGTAATTTTTCAGTACGTTCTGAGGGTTCAGACTGGTTCTGTCGCGGGCTGAAAGTAAATCGCTAATTTTTTCTCGAAGAGCAATCTCGATTCTGGAAATAGCATCAAACAGCAAAAGACGCAGATGTCTATCAAATTGATAATAAGCCCAAACTGTTTCCCAATTTGTGCCGGGCATCAGATTTTTTGATAAGCGACCTGATTGAGTTGGCTGTCTAAACTGGTACCAATATGCAGCTAAACGATAATAATTGACCGTTGCCAATTTGCTCGATATTAATCTTATAAGCAAAGACGAATCCACTCCCGAAGAACTACACAATCCACGGGATGTTAACAAATAAGCCAGTTCCTGATGTGTTTTGGAGAAATTTTGAGCCATGCTAAAAAGGAGGCCTGGCATGAGCTTCCCCACGTCAGGCCGATAAAACGTGGTTTTTTCACTACAGCAACGCAGCGACTCTACAAGTAGAGCTCCCACTTATGCACGTTTAATGTAGCATTAGTCGGCCATGTTGTCAAGATTAAACAAAAATTCAGACTCGAAAAAGTCAATAAAGGATTGCCCGCCACGGATAATTTTGACACCACCCACAAGAATATGAATACCATCGATGAACAATTAGACGCTGCAACCGCCAAGGTCAATGAGCTGACCGCTCAGCTGGCCGAAGCCAATGCCGCGCTGGAGGCAGTTCAGGCAGAAAAGGCCTCGCTGGAGGCCGTCAACACCGAGCTGTCAGATAATCTCGCCGCCACCCGCGACAAGCTGGCCGCCATGGAGGCGAATCTGCGAGAAA